CTATCGTTCACATCTATTTTAATCTGCCACCTCAACGTTTCCATGAGCTCCTTGATGATATCTATAGCGTAGCCTTGGACAACCATCTTTGGAATGGTCACTCCACTAGAAGTTGAGCTGGCATAAGTAAGGTTTTGAGTATGATTCGTGATAATGTCTTCTACAATGTATTCTGGGCTTCTGTTCACATAGACTTGTTCTACGTATAAGTTGTTGAGCTCGTAACCGTTTGAGAAAAGTTCCAGCTCCCAGAGCCTGTCTTTTGTTATCTGGTTGATCTTGGCTGTGAACCTTTTCGTACTTCCATCACTTGCTTTAAAGTCTAAAACGCTGCTGTTCGTAACGTTAGCATTGCCTTCTATCTCCGCTTTTGCAGTGTTCACTATGTGATCATTGCTTTTGACAAGAGTGAAACTGCTATAATTGAGCTCTGTAACACCCTTAAACAAGCGAAGATTTTCAGTCATGGAACAGCTCCCAAACCTGCAAGAACTATATTCATCGTTCCTATAACAACTGCTCCTTTACCTGCTTCATTCAAAAACTCAAGATCCTGTATAAAACAGGTCGCTCCAGAAGGAGCAAAGACAGCTTGTGTGAACGTCCAGAACGTATCGAACTCAGGAGTAAAAATGTTATTCTTAAGATAAGCTATCTGTTCGGCTACAGTTGTCACTGTAGAACCATGAGTCCCATTCGAAGCGTCTGCTCCATCATCAAATACTGCAAACTGAATGGTGAATGCTCCTGTCTGCCCAAGAAATCTGAATCCTACCGTGTTAGCAGGTGAAGTTCCTACTAATGGAACGATAAGTGGTACTTGGCTCGTTCTGTCACTTAAAGGTGCAAGAGCTCTAAACTGATAAGATTTACTGCTTGCTTCGTTTGTGATTGTTGCGTCTACTGTTGCAGCCATTTAAAACCTCGTGGCTGTGAACTTGTTAGCTCCCAGCTCTCTCTTAATTTTCTCCATAGCCTCATCCATACCTATTCCATGAAAGTGAAAATTAACCGTTCCTCCACCCATGCCCCCAGGGTTTTTAGTGGCTATGATTGTATCTTGAGGATCTGTTCTTATTACATCACCTCTTTTTGTAATGATAGCATCCTGCACGCTAGTCTCTCTCTTAAACGGGTTGATGTTCTTTATAGCATCTACCGCTTTAGAAAGCCAGTCCACGACACTATCTTTTATATCTACAAGTTTGTCCCAGACATCTTTTACACCGTCCTTTATCCATTGGAAACCTTGCTTCATCTTAGTCCAAATAAAACCAGGAAGTGCTTTAATCCCCTCCCATAACGCTTTGAGCCATTCCTTAAATATCCCCCATCCTTTTTCGAGAAGATCTCCAAGCTTTCCAGCCATTTCTACAATCGCATTCCAAAGATCTTTGAGCCATTGTATCCCGTTTCCCCACCATTCTTTGATCTTATCAACAACCCACTTAAATCCTGCCTTCATAAGATCCCATACGGCCTTTGCAAGCCCTTTAATCATGTTCCAAATGTTCTTAAGAGGATCTTTTACGAAATCCCAAATGCTCTTGGCCACTTCTTTAACTGCAGTCCATGCCTTACCAATCCAGGAAAGCACGTTCCTTATGAGCTCTATCGTATTAGCAGCGTTCTCTTTAAAGAATTTGAAAAGCTTAAGTATAGCCACTGTTGCAATACCAAAAAGCACTTGAATAACATCCATTATTGGCTTGAGTCCTGTAAGAAAAGCAGCGATGATTCCTAAAAGTCCGACAAGTTTTCCCGTGTTAGAAGCGATTCTTTTATTCGTACCGCCTCCAGCTGCACCTGGACCTTCTCCTGCACCTGTAGCATTCGGCCCTCCACGTACATTTATCTTAAACTTGTCTTTCATCAGGCTTCGAAGATCTTCTTTAAGCTTCTTCATATCACCCAGTATCTTAAACTTCAGTTCAGCCACTTTTTTTTATCTCCTCGTTGTTTCCCTTAAGCATCATAACATATGCCATCCTGTCGTCCTCGTCTAAACTTCGGATCTGCTCGGGTGTCCATCCGAAGGCCATACTAATGTGGAACTCCTGCAGACGCTCCAATATCTCTTTTTTATAAGAGTGCCAGGGATTTCCTGGCTTCATGAGCGTGTCTACGATCCATCCGTGTCCGTTGGCGCAATACTTGGTTGCTTCAGCGAGGACTTCATAAAATCGAATTTGCCTTGAACTTTTTCCTGAAAGAAAACAATGATCTTGTTTTTCTCTTCATCTTCAAGGTTGTCAAGCCATTCCATATTCATGCTTGTCGATTCTTTTCCATCGCTTACAGTGCAACACTCCACCGCTATCTTATCCAGATACGTGGTGTATTCTTCTATTGCGCTGAACTCTTTGCCTTCGGTTTCCATCCCACACAAAAGCTTAAACGCTTTCTTTGTGTGTTTCCCTTTCGGGTTACCTGCTTGTACTAAGTACTCTTTTCCGTCTTTCTTTACTTTAATTTCCATTTCTTTCCTCCGATCTTTTACCAGCTTCCGCTGGCGATGTTATCAACACTAAACGCTTCAGTCAGTGTTCCTGATCCTTCTATCTCAATAAAGGTGAGTTCGCCCACTGTTGAGATCTCATTAAAGCTTGTTTGTACACAACTTCCAAGAGTGATGCTTATCTCTCTTCTTCCACTTCCTAAAACTACACCGTTATCTGCTTGGATCTTAAACGTGTGCACTGTATCGTCGTTAAATAGTTCGTGGAACGTGTTGCTTTGAAAACCTAGTCTTGCGGAATAAGTAAATCTGATGCTCGTTCCGTGTCCTTGCTGGTAAACATTGCTTCCAATTCCACCACTTCTTGAAACTACTTTCTCGATGGTAATGCTTGCTTCTTGCACTTCCGTTGCGCTTGCCCCGTTTATTTCCACATCAACAAGACTGTGAGGGAAAACAGGAAGGCTGCTCGTTACTGCAGTACTAGCACTTGTTCCATCATCTGGGCTTTTACCCTTGAGTGTCACGCTTAATTGGACGTTCTCATTAAGAGCAGTTCTTATCTCTGCACTTTCCACAAGTAATCCTATAATCGTGTTTGTCACGTCAGTTGATAAGTTGTTTCCCACTTCTGCTTTCATGCTCGGTGGAGTGTTGTTTATCGTGAACGTGTGCTTTGTATCACTGCTCGTTGTTGCATGAGCCACAGTACCAAAAACGTACTCGAGAAGTCTTCCGTGTTGGAAATCTCCAGACACTTCTAATCCAGGATCTTCCAATCCTAGGTTTACTTCTTGCACTGCTATGTCACTCATTCCTTGACTTTCAATAAGTTCTTTCGTTACAGGAGTAGATATGTCCGCAATCCTTAATCCGCAATCTTTATCGGCTGTGCCTCCTGTTGCCCAGCTGGTCTCTTGCCCTATTAATAGGTATTTTACTGTGCTCGGATATGTCATTATGATTCACCACCGTATTTTTCCAATAATATATTGGCTATGTTGTCATCAAGAGGGATGTGTGATCCTTCTTTTATAGCTCTTAAAAGGTCTTGTTTGTTCGGGTACAAAGTAACTATGTCCTTCGCGCTCTTTGTTCCAATGCCTTTTATCTCTTTAACTTCTTCTTCAAAATCGTTCTTTACTTTAGAAGCAGCCCCGACTTTCTGAAACATTCCAGGGTTGTCCTTTACTAAGTGATCCGCGATCTTTTCACTCATGAGAATAGGTTCATTATCCTCGAAATGTATTTCGTAAGTTGGATCTCCAAAGTGGCTTGCCTTCACGTTCGGTTGCAGGCTTCTAACTTTAACTTTTTTTTCATCCATTTCTTCACCTCGCTTGTGCGTATGCTGATAGTTTTACAGGTATGAGCATTCTCCATGTGTTTTGACCTTTGTCGCTTTTATCTTCCCAGTCCCCATCTGTGAGCATTTGCGTCCAGTTCGTATCGACTAAGAAAACGTTTATCTTGCTGTCCATGACTCTTTCCACTTCTGCAACCACGTTTAAGAAATGTGCTTCATCTCCTTTGCTTCGGACATCTATACGCATGTTCTCGTGTTTGTGCTTTGCTCCTGTGCCTACTCCTGCAGGTTCTCTGAGTGGAAGGCTTCTGTGAATGAAGATCCAGTCTCTGCTTTGGCCAAAGTGAAACCCTTTCTGGTCCGTTATTTCTCGAAAAATAGGTATGATCCCATTAGTGTTTCCACTGTCCCAATTATCTTTAAGAACGTCTATCACTACTTGATACGGATTTGAGGCCATTTTCTTGTTTGCTTGCTATGCTCTTTTTCCACACGGACACACATGGCAATGTAACATACTGAGAAATCTTATTTATATGACTTTCTAAATAAAAAAAAGGCCAAGAGAGGAAATGCTAAACCTCTCCTGACCCGATCATGCCAAAAACCATTATGGCTACCTTGAGTTAGAATACAGGTATTTCTCGCCTGTTTCGTATGATCTTCTCCACTCTCTCACGCATAATCTCAATTCTAGACTCGTGACCCACACGCATACTGTCCCCTGTTTCGTTCAGAGACGCACTGAGATCATCGCTCATGATAAAATCTATAGCTGCAAGCATAGCTGTGGCCTTTCTTATGTCCTTTGGTACTGTGCTTTCTCCGTACCTGTAAGTCATTCTTATGGCCTTCTTCCAGTAATATTTCCAATAACGTCTTATGTATAATATGCCTAATTCTTCATCCAGCCAGTAATCGTTAGCTCTTCCTTCTGTTTTTGTCGTGAGCCAGTCCTCATAACTACTCCCATCCCACACTTCTAACTTATCCCCACTTCCTGATGCTAACGTTCGAACATTTCTATGCTTTAGGTGAATGGGTGTTCCTACACCTTCTCTGTAGGCTTGAATAGGAATGTCATAAAACTCATTAGTTACAGTTACAGCCCTCCATGCATGCTGGGTTTCTTGATCTATCTCGTCCTCAGCTTCTTCGATGCTTGCTTCCACATCTGTATCTGTAGGAAGCTTTTGACTGCTAAAATCGAAATCGACTTGTAAGACTCTTCTCACGTCGTCCGCTGTACAATATGTTGCCATCCTAGCTTCTTCTCACTTTTATTTATATGACTTTCTACCTCTCGTCTACGAATGCATGTGACATTGTGTCTGAGGAAGGCTTACGAGCTCGAAAGACGAATAATTAAACAAGTTCTTAAATCCTGTAAAAGTCCCGTTTCCTTGCACGAGAACACTGTTCTGATTAAAATCTGTCGTCACTGCAATGTTACAGTTATCTTCGCATAAGTAAGTGTGAGCTCCTGAAGTGTACGTGCAAGAGTCTGCAGGGGGAGCACCTCCTCCCTGAAAAGGAGTGAACACGGGCTGTGCTATAGTGGTTAGTGGAGAATATGATTGTTCATTATTAGATTCAAAAGTTATGAGTGCGTGGTGTTCTTGCGTACTAGGATCAAGAGGAAAACTATTCACACTAAAATTATCATTCGCATCAGAAGCATTAAAAGACTGTGTCTCGTTACGTAAGTATAATAAGTTTCCAATAAGGTATTGTTCTTCTGCTTCTTCAGCAGTTGAACTCCTATTCAGTATCCTTATATCATCAATACTTCCATTAAAGAACTCGTCTTGGCTTGCATGGTCGAAATAGCCCACCCAGAAATCACCGTTATTAACGCTTCCAGGACTAGCACTCACACTACTATCAAACACTCCGTTTACGTAAAGGCTTAACGTATCTGTGCCTTCAGTGTCCATGCTTAATAATAAGTGTGTCCAATCAGTATCTTGTCCTATTACGTGGTCGAACTCGTACTCGGCAATACCATTATAGTACCTGAGCTGGTTGGTGGTTACGTGTTTGTAAAATTGATAATTAGAAGTGTCTGTGTTGGCAACCCTTTTAGAAATCATAGTTTCATACAAACCGTTGTGTTTTCCGTGCTTATACCACCATGATATGGTAAAGTTATCTGAAAGATCAAGGCTAATATCTCCCCCATCAGAAAGAGATGCGTAATCATTTACTCCATCGACACCTAATCCTGTATGGTATCTTCCTGTTGCATTAAAACTTGCTTCTCCACTTGCCGTGAGATTATTTCCATATATTGATGAATCTATAAAGTACGTGTTGTTTTCTCCAAGATCGGTTCTATTGTCAAAGTGGTAGTATGCAAGAAGTTCATCAGGTGTTTCATTGTATCCTTTTGTATAATTCCACCACATATGGGTTATTTTAAGTTCTGTACCGTTAAACCTGTTATAGGCTTCAAAGGTGTAATTGATTCTATCTTCTGTTGTAACATTAATAGGACTGCTCTTATAACTTAATTCTCCGCTTTTTGAGAATTTAGGCAAAGAAAAATCGTATATGTTTCCCATATCACTTTCAGTTAAGCTACTGTTGAAAATAATCACTTCATCAATAAGGCCACCGAAAAAGTTAGAATCTTTCTGTCCACTATTCCTGCTTCTCACCCCTATTTGGAAATTTGCAGCTGTGTCATTAACTGCACGGTCACCCGTAGGAGTAAGAGTACCCGAACCGTTCAACACACCGTTAATGAAAAGCTTATAATTATTTCCTGAAATCGTAAAACCTACTTGTTGCCATTCATTCTCTGTAAGATTGTTTGTGCTCGTAACTCTATGAAAGTTTGAAACCCCTGCAGTAGCTACACCAAGACTTAGCTTATTATCATGAGTTCCCATAGAAAAAGGAACATCAGAAGAACTCCCCTCATCTCTTAATTCTATAATGGTTTCTCCTCCAAACCAAAAACTTCCTGTTGCCGAAGTGTCTACGGGATTAATCCAAGCACTAACTGTAATGTTCTGTCCTAAATCTGTGAAAGTATGACCTCCTGTTGCACTATCAAGGATGTCTACATAACCTGAAGAACCATCAAGTCCGAGACTGTTGCTAATAATTCCAGATGAAGATGTGTTAGCACTGACTACTGTTCCGTCTTCATTATAGGAAGTATAGTCATAAGCGTCTGTGTTGTTGTCTCCATCAAAAGGCATGTAAAACAAAATATTCTCGTTTGTAATGTTTAAGTGATGGTATAAGGGTTCGCTTGTAATGTTCTTTCCTGCTCCTGCTTCTAAAGGTGGTGGTGGCACGAACTCGAATCCAAGAGTGATGTTAGCATCTCCTAAGCTAGGACTATAACTGTTATTATCATTGCTTGTAAGATTAAACTTTAATTCGAATTCAGTGCTACTGTTACGCACGGTAAACTCATCAAAACTAGAATTATCATTTCCATCTATAGCAGTTAAACGAGTATAATTATTATACGTGAAATTAAGAAACCCATTCACATAGACGTCCTTTACTTCATCAGAACTCAAACTCCTATTCCAAATAAGCACATGATCTAAACTACCGTCAAACTCGAAACCACTTCCAAGAGTGTCCCCGCTGTCAAAACCTCCAATGGCAATTTTGTTATCCATGTCTACTGTGCTTCCATAACTTCCAGTATCTCTTTGAACACCATCCAAATACCAAGCATAACTTCCACTATCCCATGTTAGAGTTTGCATGTGCCAAGTACCAACAGGAACTTCTGTCGTATCCACACCTGTATCTATAGCTCCGCTACTTCCAAGTCCTATGAGAATGTTGCTTCCTGAAGGATAACTCAAGTAAACTCTATTCCCTCCCGCAGTTCTGGAAGAAATAGGCATGTTCTCATTACCACCATAAAAACTTTCGTAATTCACCCACGCACTAATAGTCCCTCTATCAAGTCCATCCATTTGTGAAACATCAGCCAAGAAAGCGTCTTGATCTGTTTCTTCAAACTTAAAACCCGTATGAAAACGACCATCCGCAGTATCAGGAGTCCCTCTTTGCACAGTTGCATTATTATTTTGAGAAAGCCCAATAGTAAACGTTTCATTCTCCCCATTTTCTGTTCTGTTATCCATAGGAAGACACAATATAAGATCAGGATCGCTAGAACAAGTATAACTTTCAGTGTAGTTCCAGTCTCCTACTTCTAAAAAAATATCAGTACCATTAAACCTTTGATAACCTTCCACGCTCACGTTCAACACGTTCTCATCAGTAAGGTTAAGAGGGAAGCTTGCAAATGTTTGTGTTCCGCTTTGAATGAATAAAGGAAGTGTTTGATTGTGTAAGTTTGCTATTTCATCAACACCTAAAGTCCTGTTAAAAATCATAGCCATATCAAGACTTCCCGTAAATATAGAAGCAGGTGTCCCACCACTTGTGGTACTTCCAATATCGTAAACTCCCGTACTGTCGTGAATGTCAGTAATATCATTATCTGATCTTTTATGAACGCTAGTATCATTCACCCCATTAACAAAAAGATTAAGCTGTTGGCTTGTACCGTTCCAAGCAAAAGCAACACTGTTCCATGTGCTATCGAAAGCAGTAATGCTTGATTCGTACTCTTTAAGATCGCTACTCCCTCCATTGTCACTAATAACAATGGCTATTTCATCTTCACTTCCACTTCTTCCACTTCTTAACTGCCATGATCTCTGGTTTCCGCTACTGTCATAATGAGCAAGAACACCCTTAGTAGTTTGAGAAGCACCATTCACCCAAATAAAAGCACTTAAGCTTCCGTCATCTCCTAACTCGTCAAAGTCGCTTATTTCTATAACGTTGTCTGTTGTTCCGTCCATGTAAGCACTACGGCCTATATATCCTGTTTCGTTGTAAGCAATGCTTACTCCGTTGACCGTTCCATCATTGTTATTTTTAGAATAGTCGTGTACGTGTGTGTTGTTTTCTTTGTCAAATGTGGTGTAAAAAACAACACTGGGATCGCTTATGTTCAGATGGGTGTATTGTGGTTCTGCCGTAACATTTACTAAGTGTACGTTTGCTGTGAGTGAGGTTTCTTGTTCTAACTCTATGGTCGCTTCACCAAACTTAAAGTGAAAGTCCGTTCTAGGATCTAAATCCGTACAGAATTCATAAGTATCCCCTCTTTGAAACCTGTCTCTTCTGAAAACTCCTTCTTTAACTTCATCAGCAATTTTCTTCTTGAAACTCCTTCTCAGCTCATGACCTGTTTGTTCTTCACCATTCTTGTAAGCTGTAAAATTGGAAGGTACATGATACGTTCTTTTTATCTTAGAACCGTCTGGAAGCGTCTCATTATAAGACTTTCTTTGAAAATCAGCTACAAAACAAACTGTCTGTATAGATACGTTCACTATTCTTTGCTCAAAAGAACCGTTGAAAGAAGTATAGTTTTCTATCTCTTGTATGGTCTTGCTTGTCATTCTAACATCGTAAAAGCTTTCGTTGCCTGTTTTCCTTGTTACCTTATACGTTCCTAAGGGTTGATTCTTTACTTTATAAGAAGGACTTGCAAGCGAAACGGTTTTATGTCCAGATTTCCTTGCTTCAGAAGGATAAGTGACTGCTCGCTCTTTCTTTTGTCCTGTTGAAACAGCAGAAACTTTCTTTCCTTCCCATATTCCTTCTGGGTTAATACTCCATAAAATATTTTCTTCAGGATCTTCTTTCAAAGCCTCCACACGTAAATCATAGCATTTGCCTTCTCTTAAGGCTACACTATAAGCTGCTTCTTTTACTCCTCGAGGAGCTCCACACCATGTGCCTTTGCACGTATCAGTAAGATCATATTCTCTATAACCCGTACCCCACTTTCTTAAAAGACGTATGTCCTCAAGCGAGCCGTTCGTGTTCATCAACTCCGAGTATCCTTGATCTGGATATATGAAAACGTCCTTTTCCATACATAGTCTTAATTCCATCCAGCAAGGATCTCCAGAAAAGTTATCACCAGCACATGAAGGGCTATAATCTATTTCTCCTTCTATGTAACCTGCACCTAAGAATATGATTAATCCTATAAGAAGCACTCCAAGAGGTCCTGAGCTCTGACTAGCCCATTTCTTAACTCTTTTTGCTGTTATCCTTTTGCTTCCTTTCTTTGGCATTGCTCACACACCTTTAACTAATAATTGATGAACTACCATTGCTGGGCTTCCTGCGTCAGCTGTCTTGGCATATATTTGAACGTTAAATCCGTTGGTCTTTTCATCACTGGTTGGTGTGTAATAATAAGTTATAGTATAGTTTATGGTGAAACTCCCTCCTCCATCTGCTCCAAAACCACCTGCTGTAAAGGTGTCTTTGCTAACTTCAGATCCTGTTTCTCCTATTCTGACATCCCAAGTTCCTGCTTCCGTTGCAGATCCAGCATCCACACTTGCACCCGTTACCATGGCAGTAACTTCCACATAAGTTCCGACTTTACCTGCAGGAACTGCAACCTCGCCTATCTTTACATAAGACGTTGAAGTGGTTGAACCACCTGTAGTGTCCACACCAAATAGTTTAAACAATTCACTAGGTGCAAGGTTGTCTCCGCTCGATTTATCAGGTACAGCTGCCATCTTTTCTCCTAGTTAAAACACACCGTGTTTCCACTGTTCAATATCCATAATACTTCGCACGAACCATTGCTAGTTCTCTGACCGCCCGTATCAAATATTAAACTATGATTTCCTGTCAGGTTAAACTCATTCGTATCAAGATTTCCACCCAGTTGAGGAGTGGTATCGTTTTGCACTTCACTTATGTAAATGTTTGAAAGACTGACATAAACAGTGTCCAGTAAGTTCTGCAGAAAACTCTGAGTGACACGTGCATCGATTGTTGCATTAGTCCCTATGCTGTCGTTGATATAGGTCGTGTTCACACTAAAATTTCCATCCGCATTTGCTATTATCCCACTATGTCCTGTATAAACTTTATCTTCCCAAGTTCCATTGAGGCCATCAACGTAATCTTTAACACTTGCATTGTTCGTTTCAAAAACGGATATAGTTACGTAAACAGCATCCAGAATTGCTTGAAGAAAGCTCTGTGTTACTCTGGCATCTATGCTTGCGTTCGTTCCTACAGAATCATTCACATAAGAAGTGTTTATGGTAAAGTTCCCATCTGTGTTTGCTATAATTCCACTTTGGCCAGTGTAGATCTTGTCTTCCCACGTGCCATTCAACCCATCAGTATAATTCTTAAGCGTCTCATTGTTATCCACAAATTGGCTATCGTTTACGTAAGAGCCTAGTTTAGCATCCACGTCTGCAATAGCAGAATTATTGAATGTCACATCTTGTGCATCAATGTAAGTGATTAAAGAAGCGTTGTTCGTCGATAAGAGTGAAAGAGTTACGTAATTACTCAAATCTACTAAGGCGTTTACTGCCGTCTGAAACCATGAAAGATTCACGTTCAGCTGGTTATCGTTCTCATGAAACTGTGTATGATTGTATGCATTATCCTGTAAAATATTACTTCCGTTCGCACCTGTTATGCCTGTGAGTTGGCTTCCATCACCAATGAACCTTATAGCAGTAATGTTGCTCACATTGTAAAGAGTGTAATTGTTATAGTTCACATCATCAAATTGTTCGTTATCCGCACTCACACTTATAGAAAGAAGTGCAAGTATAAGCAGAAGCGGAAATAGTTTATAGATAGATTTCATCCCCATGCCCCCTTTTTCGTACCTTTCACAAAGATCTCCACCTTCTGTGTAGTACTGTTGAATATAAAATATGTTGTTCCACTCGCACCATCCAGATAAAACTTTTCATCCTCATCCACGTAATTAACCGTTCGTATAGCGTTCAGCGTAACCGTTACCTGCAGCCCATCTTCCACGCTTAGAGTAATATTGTCTTCCGTCATGATGTCGTCCTCGTATAATCATACTTGAAATCGATAACCCCATACATTAAGGTTTTCACTTTACCATCCGCTTTCTTAAATTGGATGTCATAAAAATATTTCCCCAGAAGGGAATCCGTATCAGAATTAGAAAGGCTTACCGTTGTCAGCCCGTTTGTCGGATCATCATGGCTTGTCACTGCTTTTTGCACCACCGCTGAACCATCAGCATCTGACTCGTTCGACTTTATAGTTATCCAGAATTTCCAGCCTGTGATGTCAATCGCAGCTGCGTTCTCATCCTTTACAGCAATAGCTACGCTGTAATCGTCCCCCCTTTGGATATCCATATTTACGAGGTTTACCATTCTTGATTCTTCCTACTCTTAGGCTTTAACTACTACAAAGTAAACCATTCCCTCTTTGACATGCGACGTTATAGTATCCGCTACAACAATACTGTTCCCAGTAAGTCCTGCATCTATTGCTGCAGTGTCATCTGCAGGGAAAGGCCCGTACACTTCGATATCTCCAGTTGCCATGATTATTTCACCTTCCTTAGGTTTTTGATTGTTCGAACCTTCAAAAAAAAAGAAAAAAAAGAAGACTAGAGAGTGTCTAGTCTGGAGTTACAGCGGTTCTGACTGCTCCTGAAATCTGGAAAGATTGTGCAGTCCATCCATCAGTGTTGCTTATCTTACGACAAACAACGACATCGGTGTCAGTACACAAGTATTCCTGAGTTCCGTCTGCATCAACGTTGTTGATTTTCTCACCACTTGAGGCTGGAGTTCTCAGCTCGAAGTTCGTTCCTGCATTACACCCAATCGTAATTGTGTGTCCCACAGGTACATCTGCAAGAGCAGGTAATACGATAAAATCGTTTGCGTCGTTTGTTACTGCTTGAACGTCCACCGCAGTTCTTCCTGCAGTAATTGTTGAAGCAGTTCCAGCATCATTGTTTGGCGTTACTGATTCAGCACCTGCTACCAATCCATTGTTAAAAGTAACTTTTTGATCCCACGTATAAGGTCCATTACTGTATGGTGGCGCAGCAGGGTTGTCGCCTGTTAATCCGTTTCCCATTATTCTTCACCTCGGTTCAGTTTTTCTTCAAAATGATTAAAGATTTTCGTTGCTTGCTTTTCAGGAATGGTGTTATCCATCTTCATCCCTTCACTTATAGAGTCCATGATTTTCTGAGCACTTCCATAAAGCTCTACAACAGTGTCTACGGTTTTTTTGCTGATTCCACTTAAGCCTTCGAGTTCTTCTCTAAGCACAGTTTCTTCATCGTTTCCCTTAGCACCATCATCTGATCCCATGAGATCGCTTAAAAGTCCGACCTTCTCGAATCTCTTGTTTTCCAAGAAATATTTGATGTCTTCCTTATTACGAACTATAAAGGGCTGTCCTTTATTCAGGATATACGTTTCTCCACTTGGAGCATTGTGATACCCGACTCTGAGAGTTTGTGTTATGCATTTGAATTTCATAGGTTCTAATCCTTCTTCCGCTTCTTCGGGTTGTTCTGCAACAACAGTCTCTTCCATTCCTTCTTCTTGAGGAACTTCTTCATTTGTTTCTTGTTTTTCTTCAGTCATAAATCATTCCTCCTTTAAAAAAAGGAAAAAAATGTGCCCCCTTATTGGAGGTCACGAATGCTTCCTTGAGCTTTGAAGAACGTACAGATAAGTTCTCCTGCAGTGTAGTACATACCTTCAGTTCCTGTTCTATCAACAGCGAAAGGATCTGGGTTCGCAGCACTCATACCACTCTCAAAGTACATTGTAGGGTATAACAAGGCAATGAAAAGTCTTGGCACACCTGTTTCTTCGTTCTCAGTAGTGTCTAACAAGTAGATTCTACTAATAGTGTCTTGAGCTACAGCTTGACTCGTAAAAATTGGGATTCCCCACAAGGTTGCAACTCTTGCACCTGCAGTAATTCCTGCGTCAGTCTGCACACCATTAATACCAATCTGAGCCACTTGTCCCTGTTGTAAAACTCCAGGATAACGTACTTGGTTTTCGAACAATCCAAAGATTTTATACTTTGTATCATTACCCGTAAGGATAACGTTTGTTCTTGCACCGTTAGTTTCCAAAGTTGCAAGGGTGTCTCTGATCAAATCAGCAGTAAGGTTTCTGTCAGTTCCACTATTGTGGTCTACTACAGCATCAGCCCAACTGTTCGCACTTCTATCAATTCCGTAGATGTCTTCATCTCCAGAAGTGTAAGATAAAGCAGTGTTAGCAGCTGCACTAAAAGCAACCCTATCAATACTTTCGAAACTGTTACCTGCAAGGGTGTCAGCATCTACTAATAATTGTTGGTTAATCGCTTTAGCGTGTTTGGTTGCAAAGTATCCTCTTAAGAATTCCATGTCACCAATAGCATCGTCGCCTTTGTTCACATATCCTTCTTGTAAGAAACTCACATCAAACGTGTGTCCTACTTGCTTAGCTTTCGTACTAATTTCTGCAAAGGTAGGTTTTGTAGTGTCAGGTAAAGTTGCGTTTTCAGCAAGACCACCATCAGCACTTGAACCTGCATCAGCAGTAATTACTCTCCAACCACTTTTCGTCCAAGGACGTTTAGGTAAAAGAGCAAAAGCGTTTGCTTCATTGTTTAATTGACTAAAAGCTTGAGCACCATAAATAGCGTTGTAAACTCCCGTAGTAGTACTTATTACTGGAGCATCCGCTTTCATAACCTGTTGAGGTCCATAAAAGTGTTCAAGAAGTTGGTTTACAGTTGTGAATTCCATTAGTACACACCTTCCTTATTTTTTTCATGTGCATTAAATGCTTTATGCACTTCAATCATAGAAAGCTTCTTTTGACCAGTAGCGATTTCCAAAGGTGTTTGTGAAAACTCTTCAGCTTTCTTAACATCTTTAAATCCACCAATTTTAGGTGTGGAAGCTTTATTTACCATTTCTAACTTGGAACTAACCATTTTAGTAATGTTTTCTTCCATAGCTTTCATTCTTTCTTCTACTTTTTTGTAGACATCTTTATCGTTGCTGTCCTCTCCGACAGGTTCTTCAGGTTGTTCACCATCTGATTCTCCTTCAATATCGGATGAAGCTTCTTGCTTAGCAACTTTTTTCTTTTCTTCAACTTCAGGTTCTTTTTCATCCTCTTCAGCATCTTGCTTTTCGAGAACGCTTATCTTTTCTGAGATTTTGCCCATTTCTTCTTTAAATCCTTTGATCGTTTCAGCAATATCAGAAAGTTCTTTTTTTACATCAAAATTTTCTTCTGTTTTTGTTTCCATAGGTATCCCCCTTTTTTCTTGTTGGGTTTTAATAACATTATTTTCCCCGTCCTTATTTATATGACTTTTGCTCTTTTCACTTGCTTTTTCATCTTTTCCTTCAGGGTATGCTTCCTCGTATGCTTCCTCAATAACGCTTGGAAGTTTATTAAGAACTGCTTGTACAAGCTTGTCTTTTCCTTTTACTACATTACTTTTAGCTACTACGCTAAATGCTTCATTAAGAGCAAGTGGGTTGCAAGGGTCAAAAACTGTTGCGGTTTCCATTTGTTGAAAAGATCCAAGCACTTTCACAGGGTTTCCTGCTTCATCCCGTCCAATAGTTGGAAGTCCTTCATTGATTCCTCCCACACTACTGCCTTTTCTTTCACCACTAACAATCTCACCCCACACTTTAGTGTCTAAGCTGTTATCGTCATAAATCTTATTCAAATTAAGAACTCCCAGCGTTCCGCTTTTCGGGTGTTCTAAAACTTTGTACGCACACGTTTTCCCAACCACTCTGTTGCTGTGTTGGTCTGTTATGCTTCCGCCTCGTTTAAGCAACGTTTCTTGTTGTTGCACTAAAGAATCAATAGGAATAAGTTCCCCTGCTTTATCTTTGGTTTCAACACTTCCCCAACTCACATAAAGTCTTTCTTCAGCCATTTCTACAGCGTTCTTAATAATGCTCAGATCGTCTGTTGTTTCAAAGATTAAAAGAACTTCATCAGTAGATAAAGGTTTCAAATCGTTCTCTAACTGTTTTTTTATAAATAGTATTTCTTCTTTCATAGTTTAAATTCTCCTCTGGCTTTCTGAACGCTGTTGTAAAGGTAAGGGCTTGGCATTATACCTCTTTTCTTTATAGAAAGAGCTATAGCATAAGCAATACTTCTTGCCTTTTTCACGTTTCGAACACCCAGTTTTCTACGCACCCATTTAAAGAGCACCTCAAAAGGAGGCATAGTTCCAGGACTTCTCCCGTACTCTATAACATCCGCATAAGGAGCACTATAAATAATTTCTTTTTCCAAGAAAGATCTTCTCACATTACCACTTTTAAGAAGGTTTCCCGTATCTATCTTTTGTTGGTCTACGAGGGCTTGTTGGCTCATTCCAAAGACTGTGTCTATAAAATCGTCCATTTTCTTGTCGATTTCTTTTAAGATAACATCCTCGTTTTTAGCCATAGCTTATTTTTCGGGAAACTTATTTATATGACTTTTGCAGAATTGAACGTTTTCGTAACGACACGTATATACTAACTATGTTATAACTAAACCACTCTTACAAACGTGTGTCTACTCTGATAATGACTTACAGGAAATTCTTTATCCACAGTCCACTCAGGAAAGTCCTTAGCACTCTCCTCTTTAACAATCTTCACGTACTCTTCCCAAGACACACCTTTAGAAGTACGTTCTTTAATCCTCTTACTCACACCAGTAGTTCTGTCATCACTCGGACCTATGTGTTTGAATAAGAAGTTTTCAGAACCTTCAGCTTTAGCATAAGAATTCTTACGAGCTGCAGCACTCACCTTGCCCATTTCTGTTCTTGCAATGTTCTCAGCCCTATGATCTGCAACCTTAGCAGCTTCTTCTATTTGTGCAGTTATTTCTTGAACGTTCAAACCTTTAGGAGTCCTATAAGCTTTTCTAATTATTTCATGAACTTTTTGAGATAGGTTGTCCGCAATTCCAGCGTATGCTTCTTTAAGCACCCTTTGACTTGCAAGAGCAACTAAAGCGTTTTCATCCACTACATCAAAAACGAAATTGACCCCTAACTCTTTACTGACTTCATCTGCGTTTTTAGAATAAGCTCTCTTAAACATTTCGGAAGTCTTGTCCTGCATTTCAGTTCTCAATTCAAGATTTATCTTATTCGCAACTTGTTGCAAGTCTTCCTCTTTGTAATCTTTAAGTTTGGAAAATATTTTGTTTATAGAATTTTTAAGAATTGAAGATATACTGGTAAAACCACTTCTTGCCTTCTTCTCCACATTCTTGTTAGTGACAGGAGTTGCTGGAGCTCCGCTTGTCGCATCACTATCCGAGGGGGGTGAAGAACTATCAAACGGAGAACCAGCAAACGGGAAACTACTTCTTTCTAAACTACCAGGTTTAATAATTACCTTTCCACTATCTTCATCATACTCTGCTTCTAAGCCAAGACTTAAAGCAGCACTACCGTTTTCAAGAGTTAAACGTTGTCTTTCCAGTTCTGCCATTTCATCTTGTTCTTCACTTGGGTTGAGCATTATATGCCATCCTTTTGCACCCATAGCTTCTGCAAGTTTCTTCAAAAAATAGTTATGAATGTTTTGAGCGTGTTCTACTGCTCTGTTCGTTACGGTGATTTGCATTCCTTCATTGTTTAATCCACCGCTTGTAGAAATATCATTTTGGAAAACAGGTTCTACCCCGTATAAAGCACCCATTTGTTGTCTCATCTCTTTACGGGTTTCTCCATACTGCATTTCATCAAGTGATTTCATAAAATCAATAAATTCTACAAATCCAGTCCCATTATCTTGATTCGGTACGCCCATAACTACTGGGTGGTGAGGGTTTTCGTTAGCACGAAGCTTTGCAGTCTCCCACGCTTTTTCTAAACCCTCTTGATTTCCTGTTTTAAAGAACAAACCTGCTTTAGGAGGTCTTTGTTGAGTGTACATTTCCATCATGTACTTATCCATGAAAAGAAGCGTTCTTGTTTTTTGCCATAAAGTCATTACTGGACTTTTACCACGTCTCTTGCTGGGTCTGAACTTACTCTTAAAAGCTACTTCATCTTTGAAATAGTAGACTTTGTCTGCTCCTCGCATACCAAAATAGTGAGCTCTATAACACTTGTATCCGTGCTTGTCATAAACTGTTTCATTACTGTCTCGAGGTTTAAGAATGATCTCAGTACGGTCTACAGGACTTACTAAGATTTCGTTTCCTTCATCGTCATATCCTGGTTCATCATACTTGTTCATTACAAGACCCATGTATCGAGGATCACCTCTTTTGGCTTGTTTGAAAACCTTATCTACAATTTCGCCTTTACTGTTGAATATGTACTCGAAAAAGAAAAGCATAAAACCGTCATCCATAATGTTGAGGTCATCTTCTATCTCTCCTTGCACGTCCTCTATGCTTTGACCGTTCTCATTAATGTCTTCAAGTATTTCAAGAATTTCTTTACGACTCATTACCTGACCTGCTTCTTCTTCTTCTTCGCTTGTGGTCACTTGTTCTGTGGTCATGTCCGCTTCTAAAACATCATAACCGTTTCTAAAAATTTCACGTCTTAAACTTGTGTGAATGATGGTGAGAGTGTCGCTTCCATAAGATAATTCATAAAGGGCATCTGTTCCATAAGGGAACTCAGGCATTACATGAATGCCATCAGAACTCCAACGCTTTCCCCCGTATGGGGTTAATAATTCTTTGAGGTAAACACTAAGTCGCTTTTGTTTTTCTATATTCAGCTTTATATCCTCATATTTTTTAAGGATTTTTGATGCTGCTTTGCTTACGGGTTCGAACCATTTCATTTGAGACTATAATAAACCTGAATAGTTTATTTATATGATTTTCTAAAACATTCCGCCTGATGAATCCAGTACTGTGAAATTACCTCTTTCTCCTTTGTGCGTGTACAAACCATATCTTAAAGCATCACAAGCGTGATCGTTACTTTTTTCAGGTTCTTCTTTTTGCATTTTACCTTCTTTAGGATTTGCGTACTTGTACACGTTTATTTCATCTATAAGATTCTCGCATTTTTCATGCACATAAAGTCTTGGCTTTCCATCCTTTGCTACTTCGAACATAGAGTAAACAAAGTTTATTCCTGGCATTATTGAGTTGGATGCTTTGACAAGGTTTAAGCCCATGTTTTGTAATTGTTGGATCATCATGGGTTCGCTTGGGTCAGGGTATCCTATAGTGAAAGGGTATTTTTCTCTTTGTTTTAATAGCCAGTTTCCCAAACTCTTTGGTTCTTGCCTTTTCCGATAATATTCTTCCAACACGTATGCTCTATCGTCATTGTCAAATCCTATAATGAGTCCTACCATAGGATTTGTGAACCCCCAGTCTATGGCGCAAATGTATTCTTTCATCTTCTTTGGTACGTTTTCTTCATTTATCATATGAAGTTTGTGTCTGAAATTGTCATAAACCTGTCCTTCAAATCCTACGAATTCTCCATAAATTTCTTGTCGGGAAAACTTACCGCTGAATTGATTCACTAAAGTTTCCTTGTACTCTTCAGGTGTGAATGGGTTGTCCAGACTACTTCCTGTAAAAACTTCATAATCTTTAGAATTTGATAATTCTTCTTTTGTTCGAGGATGTCTTTTCTTGATAAAGTACCAGTAAAGCCAGTCAAAACCATGAGGAGTTGTAGTAACGCACCCTTTTAATGCTCCTTTTTTATCTCTTAAGCGAGTGAGCAAGATCTCCCATACATAACTTGGCATGAGTCTTGCTTCATCCACCCAAAAACTACCTATCTCAATACCTCTTAATCTATCAATGTGTCTTTCATTGTCCGCAGTAAGATAAATAATTCTTGCTCCATTAACTAAATAAATTATGTTCTGACTCTTAATATGGGCTTTTACAAACTGTTTAGGGCAAAACTTCCAAAACTGAGCAAGAGTGGCATAATGCATGATCTTACTCGTGGGTGCAAGAATTAAGTGCATGGCTTTAGGATATTTAAGAGCATTAAACAATAATTCATTAGATCCCATAGCACTCTTGCCAAAACCCACACCAGTAATAGCTGCTTTAAACTTTACCTCACTTATGTGAAAAGGCATTTGTTTCTCATGAGGTTCATAAGGAAGTTGATAAGAAGGACTTTCCCTACTTACGCTTTCCATTTTTAGCATTCTTCCTTCCCTCGACCAACCATTCAGGTTCTTTAAAAGTGATTTCTATTTTACTATCCTCTATAGGGCTTATAATGTCCTTAAACCCGTACCTTTCCATGAAATCTGTTTTAGACTGAACAATGGAAGCTGCAGCATTAGCCGCCCTCAACCGCTCCATAGGATTTCCCTTATTAAGCACATCGTGTATTTCTCGAATACTCTTATCAAGCAAGTTGTTTAAATCCACCGTTCCATAATCTAAAGCTTTACGATCCACACCACTGGCATAAATCCTCTGAATGTCATCATAAAGAGTTCTTCTACTCACCCCTAACATTTTAGCCAAAGCACCACGGTGAAGATTAAACAAACCAATCTCAAGACCTAACTCTTTAAGCTTTCTTGTACGATCTTCTCTTGACCATTTCGTTCCTTTAAGTGGTTCTTCCCATTCTTTTTGATCATATTGTGTTTTGGGAAGGATTTGGGAAATTTTTCTTTTCATTTGTTCTTACCTCTTATAGTGTCTTTTTGTTTTTTGAAGTGTTTGCCCCATCTTCCGTTGTTTCTTGCGTAACAGTTCGGGCATATTTTTCCTCTTTTGTATGGGGTGTTGAATGTTTTTTTGCATCTTTTACAGTTTCGTAAGTATGAGTCTTTCTTTCTTACTGGTTTTTCTGTGATGGTTTGGAATAATGGTTTTTGTGTCATTTGGGAGGTGGGGTGAGCAGTTTTGTAACTTGCTCAGGTTGTTTCCTTCACTTAGGAGGTTCTCTTCATTTCATGCCTGATCTGAAAGAGTTTGCTTTTTATTTGGTTGGTCTGTCTTCTAACATTTTTTTGTGTTTTTCTAATGCTTCGCTGTCCAGTTTTACTTGGAGTTCTTGTGCTTTAAGCTTGTTTTTAGCTTGATCTGATTGTATTATTGCTTGTAAAGAATCCAAGTTTTTCTTTAACCGTACTATCTCTGGGGTTTTTTCAGGTATTTTTCCCATGTCTGCCAATTGTTTCTCTAACTGTTTGATGGTTTGTTGAGATTTAACAATGCGACCTTTTATTTCTTCTATCCCTTCCAGGATCTCGTTTGCTGTGCTTTTTTGCACGTTCTTTTTAGAACTCGTTCCTATCGTGTTTCCATCCTTATCTTTAATAGGGTTTTCCACATCCATAGTAACGTTGCACTCGTCTTTGTTCAACCATTCAATGGTTATTTCTTCTTTGATTTCTTGTTTTTTTTCTTTTTCCATAGTTATCCACTCCTTTATGCTTAATTGAAGGAAATTTAGGTACGCTTTGCAATGCTCACACGCAAAGGTTTGCTTATGTCTTGTTTTGAAAATAGGTCTACACGCTCTACTTATCAGTATCCTGCATTCCCTTAATCGTAATCCTTTTTTTTCTCGAAACTTCGTCATTCATTTTTTGGTCTCAAGCACGTTTAGTTTTCTATTTCTTTCAATTTCTTCAGGTAAAGCGTCCAGCATGAGGAATCTTTGCCATTTCTTTTTGTCTTCGACCTTTGTGAACGTGTGTAATTGAAGGGTGTTATTTACAATCTTAAAGAATCCTCCACTTATGCCCTGTGTTTCTTTATCCTTTCCTATGAGGATCTTGTTTAAAGCCAAGTGTTCTTTTATGCTTACCAGCTCTTTTTCAATAACTATCGTTTCTTCATTGCTATTTTCAGCTCTTTCTTTAATATTCATCTTTTATACCAACTCTTTAAAAGAGTGTTTGGCATAACGTGTATATAATACTTTCTCAAAAAAAATCTTATTCGTACTATGAATAATATACGTATTATTTATAATATGTTTTCCCAATTGTACCCTTTGTTAGAATAATAAACCATCTTCTTGGTTATTTTAGAAATGCCTAAGTTTTTACGTACAAAAAGTTCCCCATGATACAATTGTTCTATCCCATTACTTCTTTTTTTCCTACTACTTTTAAGTTCTAAGCACGTGGCTCTTTGACCATAATACACACAGATAATATCGCAGAGTTTTAAGCGGTCTGTAGATCCTTGTTGCATCCATATGCCTTCCTTCATAATCCACTCTATATCATTAGGTTTCTCCTCAACTAAGGATAAATCATTTATTAAGACGTCTAAATGAAAATCATGTTTTAACATGGTTCTGCAGAATCGTCCTCTTCAATAATTGGAATGAGTAAAACTTTAACCCTATCACATAGAGTGTCCCCTGAAAGACCTGTAACTTTATTATCGTATGCATCAACTCTACCCACGCAACCTTCTTCTGCAAAAGCATAATTAAAAAACATATTCAAAGGTTCATATAAAGAAACATCATATTCTTGTCTTAAAACGTCCAGTTTCATATCAAGAGCAAGTTGTGCATTACAAGACTTACTTCCTTGAAGGTAAGATCCTAAACATTTAGCTAAGCAATCATTCAAATAGTCTGTTTCATTCTTTGGCAATTCTTTCATACATCCTCCTCAACAAGGGCTTATACCTCTCAGGAAGTCTATAAAAACCACCTGTAAGATCTTTATAAGCCATACTTGTCTTATTTATACGTGTTGCCCACTCCTTCCTTTCAAAAGGGTTTAAAACACTCGCATACTTTGTGATCTCAAATAATAAAAGAACCTCTAAATCCTCTTTTTTTAGCACGGAATCCATCATCTCTTTTCAGGAACTTCAACCTCCACCTGTTTGACCGCCCAATAAATAATAGCCATAGGAAAAAACACAAACAACCAAAAGGCAAAAATTAACAAGCTACCTCCAAATTCTTTCTTTTTCATAGTTCCTCCTAAACCTCAACGGTTTCTCCTGCGTTCACAGGAATTATCTTCTTTACAGGGTACTCTTTCTTTTCGAACCTTTCTTGAGTCTCTGATTTTAAAACCTCGTAAACCATGTCCACTTCAGGAAGGTAAACATCAGCTATTCCACTCTTGTTCTTAAACCTTGCTTCAGTAATAAATATAAAACCTTTCTTTGCAGCTTCATAACATATTCTCGCTTTGGTCATTTCATGCTCCCAAGTATTATTACTATTTAGCTTCACAGTGTTTAACCTACTGTTCATACTAAAATCTATCTTATCCAAGTTATCCGCACATACTTTAGCTCTGTTTTTCTTGTTCATCATGCCTCCTGGTATTAAACACGCAATCCTCACAAAGACCGTTTTTCTGAATTATTTTCTTTTGCAAACAATAAGCACATGTCTCTTTTCCTTTTTCTTTCTTGTCAGGAGCTTCTTTCTCCATCCACAAACGCATAACCTTGCTATCCTCTTCTACGCTTTCAGGGTTCTTCTTCCAATACTTCTCAGTTCTCTTCCTATGTCTTAAATGTTTTCTAACTCTTTCCAGATCGTTCTCAGAAGCATTAAACTTCCCGTACTTTTTCTTAAAAGATCTTGCATCATTCTGCATTAAATATTCTTTTTGTTCATCGTTCAGTCTGTCAGTTATGGCTTCCCTTTCCAACCTTCCTAAAGCATCTTCTAATTTATGATTGTAAGAAGTCTTTCTTACAAGGTATTTTCTCACTTCACCTATGAAAGCAGAATGCTTGTCTCTTGCTTCAGAATACCTATGCATAAAATCGGTTGTTCCATTATCTATTAGAAAGTTTTTTGCTTCTTCATTAAACCACTTCTCAGAGTTCTTTTTAATCCACTTGCTTCTCTCACGCATTTTAGAATGCTTTATAGCCACTCTATGACTTCCAAAGTCAGGGTTGTCTTTAAGGAATTTTTCCTTTCCTTTTTCTTCAAGTTCATCTTCTAACTTTTCATCCCATTCCCTTCTTGATCCTTCTTCAACGTATTCATCCTCTTCTTCATTGTCTTCTTCCACAGTTTCTTCTATAGATCTTTCGGAGGATTCTCCTGTAGACCTTTCGAAAGGTTCTTTTCCCTTAAAAAGGCAAGAAAATTTGTTCATAACTTTAAGAAATTCCTCCAACTCAAAAATCTCATACTTCTTGAAAAGATCCTGAAGATCTTCCACTATTTCCATAAGTCTCTCAACTTTCATTCAATCACCACCCTTTTTTCCTAAACTTGTATCATCTGAAAACATATGCTTCATAACAGACATTACATGACTGCACAACTTCCCGTTAGGAATACCTTTTACAGAACCGTACTTACAACAACATGTTACGTCTACTCGAACATCGTAACTTTCTCCACTGTTAGAACTTAACACTTTAAACCAGTGGGTTGCTCCTGAAGATCCTTCATACTCAACTTTGTGTCGAGGTATTCGCTTTAGTTTTTCTCTCATATTCTTTTCTTTTAAATCCTTGAACTATATGTGCTGCTTCTCGAGGGTTTTTTGTACTTGCAAGAACCCAAGATCTTAAAAAACCATTTTTTGAATCATGAAGTTTGGTACTCTTATTGCAACCTTTACACTTCATAACATATTGGGTCATAGTAGTTCTTCTTTCTGTAGCTTGTATTATTCCACATTTTTGGCATTTTATTACCATAAATATTCCACTCATGAGGTTTCACCTAATTCTTCCAACCAATTATCATAATCTTGTATGCTTAATGGTTCTTTTTTTGTTTTAAAAGCAACCTGAGGAGGTTTATAATCTTCCTTCATAACAATGAGGGGAATCTTTCCTTTTTGACCTTTGATTTCTTCAGAAAGTTTGTTCATCCAATTGCATATCATCTTAAGCGTTATGCGTTTATACCTTTTGCACTCTATAGCATACTCTCTTAAACTTATGTCTGCAGGTTCATCGCTACTCCCACTACCTAAACTTCTCTTAACAGAAGGGTCTATTTCACGCAAGTCCTTATACACCTTACGTTCCCAAGCGTTTCCTTTATTTTTGCTTCTCTTTGCTATCTTCGATGCGTTTTTCATCCTTATACCTCTCATTAAAAAATTTACATATGTTTAAGAATTTAAAATGTCTATCCGAACCTTTGCTTTTTTTGAGGGCTGAATCTACAATGTCTCTTTCCATCTTACCCATAACTACAAAATCAAACCTTTCACCATCCACCATAAAACTGTACAAGTGAGGTTTTTCTTCATCTTCTGCCTTCTTCTGTTCTTGTAACTTGTCAACACCGTCTAAAGGTTGTTTCAATAACCTGTTCAAGTCATTAAGTTTTTCTTTGTCATAAGCCACCAAGTCTGCGAAGCTGTCAAAACGTTTGCTTATGCTATCAATAACTTCAGCAAGAGATCTTTCATTTCTTTCACCTTTAAGATCGTTGAGATTAATTGTTAAAAGTTTAAGTTCTTCTTCAGTATAATTTTTAAGAACCATAACGTCTATGTCTTCCTTATAGTCCAGTTCTTTTAATGCTCTCCACCTATGCTCTCCATCCACAATAACTCTTTCCTCTTGAAAATCTGCAACCGTTATAATGTCCACGTACCCCAACGTTTTAATATTGTTCTTAAGCTTTCTTAAAGCAATTTCACTCATCTCATTAGGATTCCATTTGTTTGGTTTAAGATCTGTGAGTTTAACCTTTTCCATTTCTCTTTTTTTCATTATTATATTCCTCCGAAGTCGGTGAGAATAAGTTCCTCACTCTTCTTTTTACTGTGTGGGTTCACATTGTACTTGTGACTTATTTTTTGCACTTGGATGTTTGGACGATACTTCCTACCTATGCTTAAAAGATCGTTCACATCCCAGTTACCTATGCTCATAATGAAAGTTCTTATGTTGCTTGTTTTTTGTAAAAGTTCAACGTAAGATGTTAAAAACTTCTTGTTAGATGTCCATTCATTAGAATACGTTATCTTTTGTCCTTTGGTTGCTATGATGTTTGCCCAGTCAAAAATGTCATAACTTGCTGTTCCAGGATAAGGAGGATCACAATAAACAATATCTGTATTTTTGGCTTTTTTAATTGCTTCTCTCCAGTCAAGGTTTAAAGCCAAGTTCTCCTTTCCGTTTCTAAAATAGTGCTTGTTAAATATATTCCTGTACTTATCTATAAAGGATAAGGGCTTGTTTATCATGTTAAAATTTCTTTTCCAAGCTTTATGATCTGCTATCTTTTTAGCATCCCAATACCCCTCAGTCATTGCATCTTTTTGTTTAATATCTATAAGATTGTTATAGGGCATGAACTTTGCGTAAACCCACAGTATAAGATAATGATCTGCAACGTTTCCTGCATTGTCTAACATACTGTCAAAAAGTATCGCTTGATCTTCATCCAACTTAAATAAGTCTTTATTACTTCTAAAAAGGGTGTTTTGAGGATTTTCTTTCCTGAAAAGTAGTTGTGGCATGATTAGAAAATGGTGGTTTTCTACGAGGGCTTTGGCTGACAAGTGACTTGCAGGACTTACATCATTAGATATTACAGTGTATCCTTGTTTTTTAGCTGTCAATCCTACTATGTTGCTTCCTGCAAAAAGGTCAAGGAATACCTTGTGTTCTTTTGGTAAATGTTTGAAAATGTGTTTAACCAACTTTCTTTTATTACCTATGTACCCCATGACAAGATCATTGTAACCAGCCATTAGATTTACCTTTTACTCTCCATTAATAAATGGTGTTTCATCTGTTCCAGTTTCTGACTATCAGCACGTTTAATCCTATGCAATTCCATATCATGATCGTGCTTTAACCGTTGCGTTTCTCGTTCATACCTTAATTCTTCCATCTTATGAGTATGCTTCATAAGTTCTAACTCTCTTTCTTCACTCTTTTTTTCCATCATAACACCTCGTAACATTTTCTTGAGTAATACACACACCTTTTCCAGGAGTTGTAGTCACATTAAACGTTGGTTTGATAACTTGAGTAAGGTTTTCATTAAATTCTATATAAGTTGGTTCTGCAGGTTTGTCCATTGATAAAATTATAAGTGTGAAAACCATCCCCATAAAAGTCAATAATAATATGAAGATGAGGAGTTTTGTAAAACGTCCCATGCTGACTTTGATTTCTTTCTTCTTGTTCTTTAAAGATATGTTCATTATATCTCCTCCTTAATCTTTTTTTAGAAGAGATAACCCCTCTCACAACCCCCCAACAGTATGGGAGGGGTTTGGCGATCTCTTCCAACGTCACGTGACTATAAGTCAATCTTTTCTTTCATTTTTGTTATTTGTTCTATTTTCTCAATAGCCCACTGCATAGCATCTTTGTCCAGGTATCTTCCATCTTTATCTAAACACACCTTTCCATCTTCCAAACAAAAAAAATAATTATTCCTTTCCCCACCATTTCTTTTCATGATAGAAACCTTATATATTTCTTCACACTTCATAAGTACTCCTCCTCTTTCTTTTTCTTCTTCTTTCCGAACTCATCTTCATCTATAAGTTCTTTAATTCTAAAATACAGACCAAACTTTAAATCCTCAATTACATTTTCTCTATATATTTTAGGAAAAAATAAAACTTTAAATGAGTGTTTCAACCTCTTGAAAAAACTTACTTTTCCAATTGCGGGTTCAACAACAGAGTTTAAAAAAAAGTCCAAAAGATAGTTTTCTGCTTTTGCAATACGACCATTATCCGCATAACGTTCTCCAATCTGCACATACTTAATTCTTTTTCTTTCCTTTTGCACCATTCTCTTTCTCTCCAATCTTTTCCTGACGACCCACTTTCTTAAAATCAAACAGGTCATGAACGTTATACGTTAATTCCTCAGAAGTCTTAAGAACAAGTTGTAAATGCTTAATACTTCCGTTCTCTTCTGTAGTCCCTTCAAACTTGTAAGACCACACTTCTTCAGAAGCCACATCCTTATCATTCTTATACTTCACACTTTCTTTAATTTCTTTCAGTTCAAACTTTGGCATTTTAGTTCCCTCCATTAACCCCGTCATTTTTGACAGGATCTTCATACCTTGTACTCATAATATCTTGAGTGAGTTCTTTACTCCACTCTTTAACGAGTTCAACTATCTCGCTTCCTTTTTGTTTAAGATCTTCCACATCTTTAACGTCGAACTTCATTTTAGGGATTAAAAGTCCTAAAATTTCTGTAGCTCTCTCATTACTGTTCTGTCTTACAATTTGATAAACTCTATCTTCATTCCACTCATTAGAAGTACTCGTTGCTCTTGTTGGTTGAGAAGGTTTTGGACTGCTTCCCGTGTCAGATTTTCTTATAAAAGTGATGTTACCATCCTTTACATCATAATCTACAGTTGCGTTTTTAAGATCTGCTTTCACATAATCTGCAGCTTTACCCACCACAGTAAACCATTGAGTGCTACCTTCATGTAATAATTGCACCCCTTTATTCTTCTCGCTCACTCCAAGCACAGTTGTTGTATAACTCATTGTTTTTTCTCCTTTCACTCCATGATCTATAGGTTATGGATGCGAATATGAAACAGTTCATACGTTTTTAAGAATGGCTTCGTACGCCCTAAACTTTCTCTTAAGCGTATCTAAACTAATACGCATTTCAGCCATCTTCCTCTTTTTGTTTTTTAACTCTTCACTACTTTGCCTGTGAAGACCGTTAGTTTCTAAACGTTTCTTAAGTTCAGCTTGTCTTTTTTGCTCGTTACTATACCTTTTCTTTTCCGTGAGAGGATCTATTTCCTCTTCGATTTTTTGGTAAATAACCAGTTCTTGACTCTTCAAATTTTCTTCTTGAGCCAGTATGTTGTCGTTTAACAGAAGTAAGTCATACTCCATTTGGTGTATGCTTTTAGGGAGTTGTAATATCTCCTCTTTAATAGTAGTATTGTCTTTTGATGTCATTGTCTTTCAACCCTTCCAAAGGTTAATGTATATATAAAACCTTCTATTTTTTTATGTGAATCTCAGGCAACACCTCTATTTGTTCCTTCAAAATAGCATACTTGTTTGCTACTTCTTCATAATGTTCTATGGCATCCATCTTGTTCCTTTGTGCTTCAACCAGTAGTTCTTTCATGACTGCTCTTGCTACTGCAGAGTCTTTTCCAAACTCTTTAACAAACATGTTGCTTACCCATTCGTCAAACCATCCTCTTTTTTTCATACCATAAGCCAAACGCTGCTTACTTACTTGTCTAAAAACGTGTTCTGCATACTCGCTTAAAACAATAGTGTGTCTTCTATTGCTACTATGTCCTTTACCTATATTTCTGGGTCTACCTCTTTTATTCATCTTTCACCTCCACCCCGTCAGAAATGTAGCATGATGAATCACACATTTCCTCTGCGTAGTCCATTGTGTTATCTACAAGATGCATTCTTGCTTCTTCTCTGTTTTCTGCTTCAACTTCTACATCTATACAGTTCTGTATTTCAAATCTGTACTTCTTCATCTTTCCACTCTCCCAATTTTCTATTCTTTCTCATCTCCTTATAACTCACCCTCTTATTTTTCATACCACTCCCCCCTGTACCATCGCACAACCTTATCAATCGCCTGATTCATAACCTTCTTATCCCTTCCCTTCAAACCACAGACTTCTCCTTCATGAGTTGCAACGTCTCTAAAATAAAACAAAGCATCCATAACAATCTCATACTGTTTTTGCGTTAGTTCCTTTTTCATAATTTCCCTCCTTTTTTTGTAAAAAGTTTATTCATAATGCCATTCATAATTAAAACGTAGAGGTCGTGTAGATTGGTTATCTTGGGCTTACAGCCCCTTCTAACCCTTCTATTTTTTTGGTCTGCTATTTATTAAAACCTATATGTTTATAAACCTGAGAGATCTTTACCTTCTGCGGGTATGGTTTTTTTCGGTCTCTCAGGAGACCCCTATTTTATTTATGAATGCGATTATGAATGATCTTTTTCATAATCAGGACTTGTTCCAGTCTGTTTGTGATATAAAAATTCATCGTTTTTCTAAACCTTCTTTTTTGATTGCTTTCGCAAAGACTTCCGCAAGTTGCGGAACGACTGCGTTTCCAATACACTTAATTCTGTCCACCCTATTGGGAATCCCATCAGCCATTCTACCCACTGGGGGTTCAACTGCCCACGTGGTTTTTTCTCCTCGAAGCGTATTGCGTCCTGTAATTTTGCCCCTTTCTTTACTCCACTCTTGTTCACACTTGAGTACCCAGTCTTGTTCTTTTCTGTTTGAACATATCCCCCCGTGCTGTCCGAAGCACGTGGAGTTGGAAATTTCTTCCATACCGCCCTCGTGAGTCCCCCTGTTGGTTTCTTTGCTGCTTCCGAAGCAAGAGGGGTAGGCCACTTGTCCCTGTTCATGATTTGATCTCTCAGGTTTGCCGGCTTGCTTCTTCCCTTTCTTGTCACCCTCGCTTCCTTGAGTAATGCTTTTTCGCTTTTCGGGGGCAAGTGATCCATTGTCGTGGGGGTGGCATATGATGAAGATACGATCCCTCTTGTGCAACGCACCAACGGCGGAAGCTGGTACACAATGCCATTCTGCATCATACCCGATCTTGGCAAGGTCGCAGAGAACGACGTCAAGTCCCCTGTTAAGGAGTGCTGAAACGTTTTCAATGAATGCGATTTTGGGTCGTATTGTGTTAATGGCTCGGAGGTAATGTTTCCAGAGTGAACTACGACTCCCTTGTATGCCAGCTCTTTTTCCAGCGTTGCTAATGTCTTGGCAGGGGAATCCTCCTGTAAGGATGTCAACTTTTGGTACTGTTCTAAAATCAGTTTGCGTAATATCTTCATATATTTTGGCGCTGGGAAAACGTTTTTTGAGGATTGCTTGTGCGTATAAATCGTTTTCGACGAACCATTCTGTGTTGTATCCTTGTTTTTTAAAACCAATTTCTATACCTCCAATTCCACTAAATAAGCTTCCTAATTTCATTTTTTTAATTAAAAATACTGGACTTACCTTCATTGGTGACTGTGAGCAGTCTCCCCACGTTTTGTTTAAGGTCATAGATATTTCACTCGCTTTACTGGATGTGGCTTCCTTTCTGTGTCCTACACTCACTACCTCAGTGCCTTTTCGTTTTTTTTTGGAATTATGAAAAATCTTTAAATTCTTCAACTAACTTCTTATGTCCTCGATCTTTTTGTACAAAATCTAAAAAATTAAGCAAGTCCTCCACCACCAAATACGTTGGCTTATTCTCTTCATAAAACACACAAGTCTTAAGACGTTCAGTAATGTCTTCAAAACTACGCATGATCACTGGTTTTCCTTCTCTTCTCGGTCTTGGCATTTCTCTTCCTCCATATTAAATTCTTCTTCCGAATACAACAATTTTGTTTTTTGAATCCCGTGCAATCTTTCAAAAGCTTTCAACTCTTCCACAATACTGTCATTATCCTTTAAATCCTTCTCTATACGTATTTCTTCACCCATACCATACTTGATGATAGGATCAATAAAGTCTTTAATTTCGTCACTTAAAGCGTCTTTTTCAGCGTATTCTTGAAGTCTTGCACGAATCTTATCCATCCAACTTAGCTTAATCACTTCTTATTCACCTCTATCTCATTTGAAATCTGTCTCAATAATTCCAGTTTCATCTTTTCCAACAAAGCCACAGCCATACACACCTCATTATTAGTCATACCTTCTGAGTCTGTGATCCCTGCACTAAAATATTCCCCTTTTGCTTCAACTATAACTCTCATAATTTCTTCTCCAAAGCTTTAACCCTCTTGCTCAATTCACTTAATAAAGACCATTGATCTTTCATATCCCTTTGGATCATCTCTTTCAATCTCGTAACTTCTTTACTCAAATCCTTCATTTTGTCAAGTCTCACAACCAGACCATTTTCAATATCTATAAACTTTGCATCCTTAATCTCTCCTTTGATTATCGTTTCTTCCATAATTTCCCTCCTTCTAACTCAGCCCACTCTTTGACTGCAGCTTCACTAATCTTCCTTTCTTCAATTACTTGAGTATCCGTAGGTAAAAACAGACCTAAAGTGTTTTGCAACATCCTCCTACACCTCGTTATACTCTCCGCTTTTACCAGATGAACAACAGGATAAGGTATGATCTCTTCCCCGAATTCAATGAGGTCTTTACACACTCCCCGAAGGATCGGCTTGTTGACTTCATTCCAAAAAGCCCAGATAAGAAGATTGTCATTATTCCGTAAGTGTTCGTCTTTTTGTAAGAGCCATGCTACTTGTTCTTCGACTTCTTCCATCTCTTGAAGTTTTTTCTCAAAAGTTCGAGGGTTTGTATAAAACAATAGTTTTTGTTGTTTATTTCTTTTCATCTAACTTCTCCCAATAATCTACACCATCCAATCCCTCACAGTATGCTTCACGGACATGGGGGCTTTCTTCTACTCCACACACAGGACAAGTTAAAATAGGTTGTAAAATGTCCTTCTTGAGAACGTACTTAAAACTGAATTCTTCCTTTTCAACTTTATCTCTTAAAAGAAACCTTTTGATTTTTTTAACTCTATATTTGGGATCTCCTACTGCTACATGACCTTTCTTAAGATAAACTGTTTTTCTAAACGTTTGATCGTTCACCTCATAAACACAACCACACCTATTGCATTGCTTTGTTGCTTTAACCTTCATACAAACTCACCTCAAAACGATTATTCACCTTAACAACCACCACTCTTCCTTTGCTATCTCTTGCATAAAATTCTGAAAGAGCAGAAAACACCTGCATTAAATTCTCACAATCTTTAGTCTCAATCAACTTGAACCCCCATACTTTACTTCTTCACTCTCATACTTTTTGTGAGGTTCTATGACTGGAGGAAAAACAGGGGGTAAAAACTTATGCTCTATCGTTATTTCGTGCTTGTACTCATGCTTGTGATAATGATTAATCACTTTTTCCTTCCCGTCACTTCTTCCAATTACATAAGCAGTAGCTATGCACACTCCCAAAGCTATAGGGATTGCTACATGCGTTATTATTTGCTCTAAAGTCTTATTCATCTTCCCATTTTTCAAAACGTAAATGTCCTTCTCTTGTAAAACAAGCAACCATTTTCTGTTCTTTATCGTTTTCATAAAAATTAAAAATAATTGCTTGAGCAATACCTGGCTCTTGTGCGTACTCAATCATTTCAACCTTGTGAGGTACTTCGCAAGATATGAATAAACTACTTAATTTACGAGCCAAACCTTTTGCTTTGTCAAAACTTCTTAAATACTTTTCCAACTTTTTATCAGTCATGCTTCCCTCCAAACTACCCATTCTTCATCTACATTCATAGCAGATATGAGCAAACAAGCTTCTTCCAAACTTAAACCCTTACATATTGGAGTTCCTTCTTTCGTTCTTATCGTGTACATCATAACGCTCCTGGATGAGTTCCCATCCCATTACAAGCACTACAAACTATGACCTGTTCTTCCGTGCTGTCCGATGCTTCCCCACTTCCTTTGCAAAATCCACATTTCATACTTCTATACCCCTCACTATATCTTTAAAACATTGTAAACATAAAGTATCTTTTCCTTTGTAAACAATATCCTCAGCAGTTTTTAATCTTTGATCACATTCCACACACGAAGGTAAATTTCCTCTTATTTGAAAAACGTGCATTACTTGTGCATTTTTAGGTTCTGTCTGAAAGAGTTCTTGAGCTATTCTTCCCGCATCTTTTTTGTCTTTAGCTTCAACTTCTTTTATCCCTTCCCATGACAATCTTACTCTGTAAATTTTCATAACTGCCTCCTTTTCATACGCATAAACACTTGACCGTCAGACCCTTCTGCAGACCTAACCTCTACCTGTTTATAGAACATTGTTCCCTTCTTTGCCTTGCAAAAATTAAATATCATTCTAAAATCTCCACCTTTTCATTTCTTTGGAATTTACTTGTATTTATGTGGTGAACAGATCTGGAAACCCCATCTATCCCTATCCAAATCCTGTTGCCTTCTTTGTCAGTGTACTTGTCCACAATGAAATAGGTGTGCCCACCATCTTGAATTATCATTGTGCTGCGTCTCCTTTTTGTAAAACTCTTAAACTTTCAAGAAACCTTATCTCTTCCATTCTTTTCTCCCAAGTGCTTAAAAAAATGCCTTTGGAAAGCTTATAATCAAAGTTTTTCTTTATCATTTGCCACCTCCTTTAAGTAGCCCACACCCGTTTTGGGTATCTTTCAACCCAAACAATACATTATGTATATATAAACCTTTCTATAAAGTATACTTTATTAATAGGGAAATAGAGGACAAGTCTCTCAAAATGTCCGTTAATGTCCCATAAAATGTCCGTTATTTTCTTTTGAACTTTTGAACCACGTAGTCAATAAGGAAGCTCAAACCTGAATTAGATATCAGATTCCAATCGACTCCCATCTGAGTGAGTGCAGATCCAATCCCATAATAAACGGAAAATTCGATAATTATCACTCGTATGGTTGTTTCCAAAAGCTTTCTTTTCTCGTAGTCGCTAAACTTCCCATCCGCAGCTGCTTTTTGAAACCATCCAGTACCGTTTCTTACTACTGCCGTAAGGATGCTCGCTCCTAGTGTTTGCAATGTCATAGTGTTCCTCCTTCATATATGAACTATATGATTGTTCAGTGTTTTTCATAGATACACGTTCCTCTTTTAACATCTTCTATAAGCTTAATCAAACCATCTATAGAATCATTCTTAGAACGCATAGGGTAATGCTCAAGATCAGGCATTAACTCTCTAGAAAAATCCAACTCTTGACCAGTATAAAAAATAATATTAGGATGGTTCAGTCTTTTTCCAAAAACGAAACCGTTCACCCCAGGCATGTTTATATCCATCAAGATAATATCGTAATCAATTAGTTTAACAGCTCTCCTGAAAACTGTGTGATCCATGTAAGTATCAACAATCCAACCCTTCATATCACCTAACATAGTTTTGCAATATTCCAAGTCTTCCACAGTGTCATCTAAATAAGCAATAAGCATTAACTTCCTCCCATGCGGTCCACATAAGTTCTTATAACACGAGTATCTTGTTTAATCTCATCGCAAGCTTTTCCTATCTCCCCTTCAATCCCTTCTTCTACTTCTTTAAGATCATGTCTTCCATCTTTCACTTCTACTCTTAGATCATTTATGGCTGTAGTCACGCCCCCAATCTTTTCTACAATACCATTAAGAACTCTAGTGTTTTCTCTAAGAAGTTGTCTTTCTTCATGCAGTTCTTCTCTATAACTTACAATAGTTCCTTCCAAGCTTTTAGCCCTTTCTTCATAACTCTGCTTAAGCAGGTCAGTATGTCGAGAAACCATATTATCATACTTTGTCAGTAATTTCTCACCTATCTTGTAAAGTCCGTAAAGACTTGCAGCTGCAACTGTTCCGTAACTCCCAAGATTCTTCCCTATCTCCAGTACCGTTTCTATTCCATCCATTGTCTATATCTCCAGGTGGTTAATTTCGAACCACTTACTCGCATAAATAGGATCTTGTGTTTCGTCCACTCTGTTCTTGAAGGGAACTGTCACGGGCGCATAACACCAGTCCACATAATACTTAAGGCTACTTAAGTAAATACTGTCTTCTTTGTACTTCATGCAAGCGTGTCCGTCCATTTGTTTGGTTCTTGGATTTCTTGCATGACCGCACCAAAAACTAAGAAGGTAAGGAGGTACTTTATTCTTCACAGCTAAGGCGTACATGAGTCCTGCACCGTCTTCACAATCTCCAGTCTTTAGTGTCATGGTTTCTTGGACGTTCTGCCAGTACTCTATGGTCTTCCATCGCTTCTGGTCTGGAATGTATCGTATGTTTTTTATGATCCACTTCTGAATGTTGATGATCTTCTGGTCAGGATGCCCTTCGAAAGTAGGTGTTTCCATGTGTTCGATAAGTCTGATTTGTTCCTGCAGCCATTCCTTCACACTTCGTTTCTTGCTGATCTTCCAGTTCATCTTGTGGAATGCATCTATAAGTAAGAATAGGAGTCCTTCTCTGGCCATCTTTGCTTTAAGCTTATCGCTGAACTTTATTCGCATTTGCCTTCTCTAACTCCTTCTTTTTCTCTTCGATCCTTATTCTGACTTCTTTCTCTCTCTTCACAAGATCTCTGTTCTTCTTAATCCTAGAAGTCCTGTCCTCATTCGTCTTAGCATTAAAAGTTTTAAGCGCGTTCAAGATCTTCTTGCTTGAAATGTCTGAAAGATCACTGTTCACCTTAAGCATCATTCGATCCAAGCTTATTTGTAAGATCTCACCGAAACGCAGATCTGGATAGTCTCTGTGTATGAGCTTGAGCTCGTCCAGTATTTTTTGAAAGTTCGTATCTGTTGCCATTCTAGCTCTCCGTCACCGCAATCGTTACAGTCGTGTCCAAGAACAGGTTTATGTCATCTGTCTTTGTAACTGCCGTAAGCGTGTTTCTTGCGTACATTGTGCCTTGTAATAATTTGATGTCATCCATGATGAAATCTCCTGCACTCCAGGTTATAGCTGAACCTGTGGCCGTAAGAGCAACGTACGTGTAATCGCAGGCTGTTATTACAGGGCTTCCTGTAGTACTTGCAGTTGCGCTAGTGAGTCCTGTAACATAATTCCATCCTACAGAAAGATCTGCTTTATCCTTTGTCCACTCATAATAATTGCTTGCATCGCTTCCGAATCGAATCGTAAGACAGTTCGATGTGGCCATCTTGTTTAAAGCAGCAGAATCAACTACGTAAATCCATATAGATAATGTTTTGCTGGTGAAGTCTCGGCTAGTTGTAGTCTTGCTCGTACTTGCTGTTGCGCTTGCAGTTCCATCTTTTGTGATATTAAGAGCTGCTTCGTTCTCCACGTACTCATTAGTGTTCAGGCTCGTGGTCATGTCTGCATTGTCTGTCCAGTCTGCAGTGTCACAATTATCTACCACAAGGATGTCTGCGCTAAACCATCCGCCTTCTGCAATGCTGTTCCCATTTGCTTCTGTTGTAGCTATCTGAAGGCTTGCTGTTATTGCACTCTCAGCTGCACTGTCAAAATCGTCTATGGCATCTCTAAATACTTCACCGCCTAGTTGTGAATCTGTGCTTGCAGGAGTGGTCGAATCAGTTCCTACTGCTCCGTGAGTAAATAATGCTTGCAAGTCTGTCTTTACTCTGTTTTTTATTTCCGTAAACAAGTCATCTGTTAAAGCCATTTTTATGTCACCGTACTCCTGCTCGTACTTTGATCCCCGAGCACAGGATCATCAAAACTGTAATACAACTTTAAGTTGTTGCCTTGGAAGATCTTGCTTATCACATTGGCTCTTTCTGCGCTGGTAAGAACGCTTTCCCAGATAAAGAACTCGTCCAGCTTGCCTTTCATATAAGATGTGAGGTTAGCATCGTGGCCTACTCTTATAGCGTTTGTACTGCTGTCGAAGTTTGTTCCTGTGTCTGTATTTGTTCCTACGCTGGAGTTGTCAATGTAAAGTACTCCTCCTGTGCTATTGTCTAAAGTTGCGATAATGCTGTACCATGTTCCTGCATTGTAGCTTGAGCTGAAACTCGTTACAGTAATGGCTTTCACCACTCCGTCCAGTTCGTATTGGAATACGAGCTCGTCATCGCTCTGGTCATAGTAAAGTCTGGGATAAAGCGTGTCACCAAAGGCTCGACTGTATAAGCTCATGTCTTGAGTGAAATCTGTAAAGTTTGCATAAATGGCTATGGTTGCTGTTGTTGGATCACTTGAGAAAGGGCTTCCTGTGCCTTCTACGTAATTGTCTGTTCCGTTGAAAGCTCCGCAAAAAAGTCTATGGCCTGAAGAGTTATACTGACTTCCTCCGATTCCTGTTCCTTGCCATGTTCCGTGGTTTGAGTTGCTGCTGCAGTCAGCTTCTACGTTCCTGCTATCTCTGAGGTTTCCAAGACTCTTATGAGAAAGTATTAAACTGTTTTCTGGACTGTTGAACTCCCACGTCTCTGTAACCGTAAGCGATATGCTCAGATCACTTTCGAAAGATCTTGCGAAAACGACGTCCTGAGTGTTGAGGAATTGTCTTTCCAGCTTTTTCTGTCTTTCTTCAATACCTCTTTGCCAGTCAATCAGTTCGAAGTCTCTTGGACCGAAAAAGATCCTTGTTCTTCCTAGAGTGTACTCTAATTTTGTGATGACTGCAGTAGTTGAAAGGTTTCTTACGTTATCAACTACATTAATCGTTTCTCCTACCTCTAGGCTGAAGTCATATCCTACTTTCACACCTACACCTTTGACGAGAGGATCTTTATACAATCCTACAATGTTCCGTGCATATCGTCTAAGGTCTGAATATGAAGAAATAGAAGGTACGGTTATCTCTTGGAATACTTCTTCGTGAGCTGCTATACTTGCATCATCTTGATAGTTCATAACAAGAGGTCTATCATATGCATAAAAGAAAGTAGGATCTGTTTTGCTGCTAGTGAATGTCACCTTTTTTTCTTCTGCATCTACAGTGAAAGTAGAAGGATCTTGCTCTGTTCCTGACACGGTTATTCGAACCACTCCACTTGGCTTGTTCGTAAGAGTGAACTCTGTTCCTGTGCCAACGATAGTTTCTTCAGTTGCCTTGTTAGAGAATCCTCCAATAGCACGAACGCTATTAAGCAGTTGCGTCTTATCTTCATTCCATTTAGTTATTGCAAAGCCATTGCTTCCATGTGTAAGAGTGACCCCGTTATTTTCAAATCCTTCAGGTTCGAAATAAAAATTATCGTTCACATCTATTTTAATCTGCCACCTCAACGTTTCCATGAGCTCCTTGATGATATCTATAGCGTAGCCTTGGACAACCATCTTTGGAATGGTCACTCCACTAGAAGTTGAGCTGGCA